CATTGATGCAAACAATTTACAGTTAAATATTGGACAGTTGAAAAAAGAACTAGCACTACAAAGGCTATCTGATTTTAGTCAAGAGATTGAGGATAGGGAATCTGCTATATACGCAACTGGCTATTGGAATGGTATTCAAAAAACCAAAGAAAAGAATGAAACATTAGATACAAGGTCTTATTTGATTGGTAGATACGATAAGCTGCGTGAACTTACTGATGAAAAAATATTAGATTTATGTCCACCAAATCATTCTGAAATGATGAATGAAGCATACACAATTGATTTTGCAAGAGCAATTGAATCATATTTAAAAGGTGAAAAATGAAAATGGAAATGCGTTGGTATAAATATTACATACCCTCAACAGGAAATACTGCTCTTACCTATTCTGAATCTAAAAAACTTCAATATAGGTATCAATATGACCCACCAGACTCACCTTATCCACAAAAATGGTGGACTGATTGGATTGATGTGCCAACAATTGAAGAAAGCGAGTGAGAAATGAAATTTAATTGTGGCGAATCGTGGTCAACTAAACAACAAAGACTACAAGAGTGGCACGAATGGTTTGCTTGGCACCCAGTAAGACTTGGTGATTATGATTGTAGATGGTTAGAAAAATTGCAACGCAGAGGTACTTTATTTTGGAGTGGATGGCCTGGTTCATGGTGGTACTGGGATTATAAGGCTATTGAAAACCCATGCAACAAATGTAACAACACAAGATGGGTGTGTGAATGGCATCCTGATAAAGAAGCACACAAATGTTGTGGTGGGGCAGGTATGCCTTGTGAATGTACTAAAGAAAGCGAGTGAAAAATGATGGATTGGTATTTATCTGGAAGATGTTTAAAACACCCAATGGTTGTAGCAGTTATTTTTTATACGTTGGGTTATTTTGTGGGTAGAGGATAAAAATGACAGAATATATTGAGTTTATGTGGTTAAGTATGTTTTTAATTGGTATTGCCATTGGTGTTGTTTTAAGGAGGAAGAAATGAAATATAGTGATGAATGGTGGAAAGAGGTTGATTTATTAAACAGATCTTTTCCTTTTGGGTGGTGGAAATGACTGAATTTGAAGACAAAGTAATTGAGCTTTTAAGTATTATTGCTAATCAAGATCGAAAACCTTTTGGTCCAGAATGGTGGAAAGGCGATCCGACTTTTGGTGGATTGAAAGTATCTACTCTTTCTTACGATGAGATTAATCAATTGGCTGGTCAATATTTACAGGTAGTTCCTCTTGGATCAAGCCATGCCGTATTAGGAGTTGTAGAGTTTGCTCGTGCCATTGAAAAAAAATTGAAATGAAAATAGAATTAAATCGTCATGAAATGTTAATGTGCGAATTATTTGGTTCTATTCGCAGAAAAAACGCTATGCAATTTAATTATGATCGCCAGGTCAGCAAACAAGATCCATATGACATGGACATTGATGGTTTTATGGGAGAGTTTGTAGTAGCCAAATATTTAAATATTATGGTAGATACTTCAATCAATGAAAAAAAGAATCCAACAGATTTATATTTCAATGCTTATTCAGTAGATGTAAAGACTACTCGTAATCCAAAAGGTGCAGTTTACGTCACAGAATATCATCGTAAATCGCCATGTGATTACTATATACAAGTTGTAATTAATGGTAATGTTGGTCATATAACTGGCTGGATTGATAAATATGATTTATTTTCCAAAGCTGAATATATATCTGGATCTCATCCATCTTATAAATTAAATCAAGAAAATCTTTTACCTATAGAATTACTATATGTACCGAAACAAACAACTTCTTGAACTGGTTCGTGTTATTCCTTGCCAAAACTGTGGCCTACAGGATGGAACGGTGGTTGCTGCTCATTCTAATCAACTCAGAGATGGTAAAGGTCGTGGAATCAAAGCTCATGACTACAGGGTTGCAGCTTTATGCTACAAATGCCATAGTGAATTAGATCAAGGTAATAGACTTTCTAAAGAAGAACGAGTAGAAATGTGGGAAGAAGCCCACAGAAATACGATTGGTTGGTTATTTGAAAATGATTATGTTAAAATTTGTTTAGTTCCTTAATTTGAGTTATGTCTTGTTCTGGAATTAGAGCTAGGTTTGGGTTACCGCCCTGTCTAGCTCGTTTTTTTTGAGGTTCGATTTTTAGTGCTACAGCCAAAAAACAATATGTTGACACTTTTTTAAAATTTCGTCTATACTTAGTGGGTACACCCCATGTACTACCGTCACCGTGACGCATAAACTCCTAGCAAAGTTAATCTTCATAGACGGTAGGATCCTCCCTGATCCCTCCCCAGAACCCTAGACTAATCATCTGGGGTTCTTTCTTTTTGTGCTTGCAAAATATTTTAAAATGGTTTAATCTATAATCTCAACTGCTAGGAGTGCGTCACGGAATGAATCAACTCCGTGATAACAATTTGTGTATTTTGTATATACGTTAATTTAACGTGTATAGATTTATGCCATTTTGTTTACGCACTCCTAGCACGATGATTTAGGTCTATCGGTCTGAGTATGTGTGAAAGTTGCCCTTGAAGTTGAGTAGAACGGCAAAAAGACATACGTTTACGTTCTTCCTAAATTAGCGTGATAGTGAGCAAAGAAGATTGTTTAGGCTCAAGGTGTGGAAGCGTGGTCTTTACTCTGTCTGAGAACGATTGAGAACAATAGAGATCATTCGGTGACACTTAAACGAACTCGTAGTACAGAGTAGAAAGCACCGATGTGTGAACTAGACTACCAATGGTTCATTAACTTGATATGAAGTAAGCGACCGACAGGATATCGAGTTGAGTTTTCCTTCAATCCCATGCTGTGGGGTTGGGGGAAACCTCACTTTCAATTTCGTTTCGCTCCCTCAAGGATATATTTATATGGAAAGGTGAAAGAAATGTTTAAGATGATATGCAGTTTTTGTAAACAAGATGTAGAAATTGGTCATTCATGTGTTACTGAAATTAAGGATATAAAAGATTTACCATATCCTTTATACATAGATGAAAACGGAAAATTAAGATTTAAGTTAATCAGGGAAAAAGAAAATGACAGCAAATGAACTTGTAGATAAGTTAGAAAGTGTAAGTATTAGATTATTGGGTAAAGAAACTGAACACGCAGGTAGAGCTATTATCCTCTACAGAGAATCAGCTATCATGTTACGCCAACAAGAAGCAGAATTGACTGAAGCAGGACATATGATTGGTGTATTACGAGAAGAAATTAGTTTGTTGAAAGAAGAAATAGAAGTGTTGAAACCATATAAAGAAAAGATTGAAATGATGGAACAAGCCTATGATGCCCATATTAAAAAATCAATGGGTGAGGTTAAAGACCTTATAAAGAAAGCGAAGGGAAAATGAAAGTATTAATTGATGAAGAAGAATGGTATCCAGTATTAACAATTGATGATGATGAAGAACAGATTAAATATTATGAGAACAGTAATATATGTTCTGTTTGGGTTGTAGATGTGCCTGAGATCTTGGTATCTGAATACAAGTTTATATTGTCTCAATGGGAGAAGATGCAAGACAAGATAAAGAAAATTGTAGATGCACAAGATGAAGTTTGATATACTGAAATTTCCAACTGCTAGGAGAATAAATGAAGAAAGTAAATATACTCGCCATTCGTATTGATGGTGGGACTCAATCACGAAAAGAATTAAACCAAGAAAAAGTTCAAGAATACGCAGAGTTAATGAGAGATGGAATTGTATTTCCACCAATCACCGTATTCTTTGATGGCACAGATTACTGGCTATCAGCAGGATTCCATAGATTCTTTGCACAGAAAGAAATTGGCAATGTAGCCATCGACTGCGAAGTCATTGACGGCACGGTTAGACAGGCCAAATGGCATAGCTGGGGATCAAATGTTCATGGCTTACCACATACTCAAGAAGAGAAGAAACTCATTGCTCTTGAGATTTTGAAAGATCCTGAGTATTCAAAATATTCCAATGTCCAAATTGGTAAACACATTGGCGTAAGTCATGCAACGATTAGTCGATACAGAGCATCGCTTGGTGAGAAACAAAAAGAAGTTGTTTACACAGATAAACATGGCAACGAATCTACCATGAAAGTGGCAGCAAAGAAACCCAAAAAAGAACCAAAGAAGAATAAGGCTAAAAAAGAATTAGATAAAGCACCTGACATTCAAGAACTAGAACAGAAGTTAGATGAGGCAGGTCGCACCATTCTTCAGCAAGAAGAAGAGGCTACCAAACTTAGAGATATCCTTGCTTCTAAAAGATATAACGCAACTGAGATTGAGCAAGAAGATGCTCTTGTAACGATTCAAGAATTAAGAGAAGAGATAAAGATGAAAGACTTTGAAATTCAATCTTTGCGAGAGAGCAGAGATATGTATATGGAAAGGACTAATGAGTTGATTCGTCAAATCAATGCTATGAAAAAGAGAAAATAATGGAATTAGCATTAAGAGAACACCAACTGGGAGTTGTCGATAAACTCCGTCAGGGCTTTAAAGAAGGACATCGAACACAGCTTTTATACGCACCAACAGGCTTTGGTAAGACCGAAGTGGCTATCTATCTGATGAAGGCTACGGCAGACAAATACAATCGTTCTGCCATGATATTAGACCGTATTGTTTTGATAGAACAAACCAGTCTTCGTCTTACCAAATACAAACTTGATCATGGTGTATTACAAGCAGATCATTACAAGCGTGACATCACCAAGAAGATTCAAATCTGTTCATCACAAACCATTGAGAAGCGTAATAAGTTTCCTGAAATGGATTTGTTGATTGTTGATGAATGCCATGTTACTCGCAAACTTATTTCTAATTTAATTAAAAACAATCCTAAGTTAAAAGTCATTGGCTTAACAGCAACTCCGTTTACCAAAGGTCTTGGATCGTTATATTCAAATGTTGTTTGTGGTGCAACGACTGAGGACTTAGTAAAGAAAGGATGGCTTGCACCTTTGCGTGTCTTTATATGTAAAGAGATTGACATGACTGGTGCAAAAAAACTTGCAGGAGAATGGAGTCCTGATGATGTTACAGAACGAGGTATGAAAATTACTGGTGACATTGTTAGCGAATGGGAAAAGAAAACAATAGAAATATTTGGCAAACCAAGAAAGACGATTGTGTTTTGTGCTGGAGTTAAGCATGGTCAGGACTTGGTAACGCAGTTCGCTGCCAAAGGTTATAACTTTGTAAGCATTAGTTATTTAGACAACAACGAATACAAACAAGAGGTGATTGATGATTTCTCAAAACCAGATACTGAAATACATGGTCTCATTGCTACTGACATACTTACTCGTGGTTTCGATGTTCCTGACGTTATGATTGGAGTATCAGCTAGACCTTTTTCAAAGAGTTTATCTTCACACATTCAGCAACTCGGCAGAGTTATGCGTAGCCATCAAGGTAAAGAATTTGCTATTTGGTTAGATCATTCAGGTAATTACCTTCGATTCCAAGATGATTGGGAAGATGTTTATACAAAAGGAGTTGAGATTCTTGATGAACGAGTTGAGAAAACTAAGAAAGAACCTGATGAAAAGGTAAAGAAAGAAGCCAAATGTCCTATGTGCTCGGCTCTCTGGCCACCAAATAGTTTGTCGTGTCCTTCGTGTGGTCATGTGAAGCATCGGTCATTGATACAGGCAGTTGATGGCGAGATGTTTGAACTCAATGGTTTGATATCTAATAACAGAACAGAACAACAAAACTTTTATTCAGAGTTAATTTATATCGCCAAAGATAGAAACTATGACATCGGCTGGGCAAGTAATAAGTTCAAAGAAAAGTTTGGTGCTTGGCCAAAGGGTTTACTCCAACATCCAAGAATACCAAGTGTTACTACAATGAAATGGATTAAGCATCGCAATATTATTTACCATAAACGCAGGGAGAAGATGGGATTATGATTGAGTTTATCAATTTTGCTAGAGACTATGGTCTCATTTTAAGTAATATCGAATACGACAAATGGATTGCAACACCGACAGACGATCATCCACATAAACGAAACGGCAGATACAAGTTTCTTGGTGATGTTGGATGGGTGCAGAACTGGGCAACAATGGAAAAGCCAGTCACATGGTTTGCACAAGGGCAGAATAAGGAGACAGTTCGCAAAGTTATTAAGCAGTCCTCGGACAAACGAGACATAGAAGCAAGGAAGGCAAGTGAAAAAGCCGAATGGATTTTAAGCCAATGCAGTCTCAATTTACATCCTTATTTTGAGAAAAAAGGATTCCCCACCGAAATGGGGAATGTATGGGATAAAGATGGTCAGCAAATCTTAGTTATCCCCATGAGGAATCAAGAGAGAATAGTGGGTTGCCAACTCATCAATCACGAGGGGGAAAAGAAGTTCCTCTATGGTCAAACCTCTA